GCAGATGCTGATTTGACCGATTATGAATTTATTGAGTTAAACCGTGCGTAGGCAAACTATTACTGGTAACTACTCGCTAAGTATTACAATTAACTTAACTTATTGATTATGAATATGGAAAAACCAAACAACGAGTATTTTATAACTTATTCTAATTATCTAATATTTGAAAATCAAACGTTAGCTTTTAGAAAAAAAGGAATTATTTAATATAACAAACGTTCCTAAATTGGTTGAGTTTAACAATAACGCTAATTGTTGGATAATTAACAGAAAACAATTAACAGTAAAAAAAGCAAAGGAACTATTAATTAACGAACCCGTAAAAATAGACGTAAGTTGTTTGCAATGGTACGATCAAATAAATCTAAACAACGTATTTAATTTAAAATGAAAAAAGATAATAGGGGCGGGAAAAGAAAAAACGCCGGGGCAAAACTAAAGTATAACGAAAAAACAAAAACGATTGCTTTTCGTTGCCCGGAGTCAAAAGTCACGGAATTAAAAACAGTAATAAAAAACAAGTTAAACGAGTATAAAAATGGATAAATTAACAAATAAAAGTAAGGCATTAAACGAATGTTCCGAAATATTAGGAAACGCCGTTAAAATTGAATGTGAATTTTTAAAAAGCGTATTAAAGAAAAACCGCGTTTATATTAGCGGGAAAATAACCGGATTAACAGAAAAAGAGGCATTAGAATTGTTTAAGGAGGCCGAAACGGAGTTAAAAAAACAAGGTTTTGAAGTTGTAAACCCTATGACAATACCACACGAACACGGTAAAACATGGGTTGAATATATGCGCGAGGATCTAAAAGCAATGTTAACTTGCGACACTATATTTATGTTAACCAATTGGCAACAATCAAAAGGGGCAACAATCGAACGAAATTTAGCGTTAACTTTAGATTTTAATATAATTTATCAATAAAATGAAAAAACTAATTATTTTAAGCCTCATAACCTTAGTAGGCTGCAAAAAAACAGAAAAGGAACCGGAGCAAATAGTTAACATTACTTTTTACCACAAAAAAGGCAATTTTACTTATAACAAAGCAGACGACAACGGACAAAAAACAAGTTCAAACAATTACGAAGTTGTAAACGTTAACCTATACGGAAAAAACAAAAACAACGTAATACTAATTAAAAACAACTCAAAACAAAACAACGATTCGTTAAACCTTAAAGTAACTTACAACGGAGTGACAAGTCAAAAAGCCCTTAATTGTTCAAATATTTTTGTATCTTTACAATTCCAAGTAAGTGAAATAATAAAATAACATACTATTGATTAATCAAATTTTTTCAATATGAAAGCAAAAGGCGGAAAAAGAGAAGGGAGCGGACGCAAACCAAAAACTAAGGAATTGGAGTTAATAGACGCGTTAACACCTTACGACAAAATAGCCCAAGAAAAACTAATCGAGGGCGTAATAGAGGGTTCGTTTAATCATTTAAAACTGTTTTATGAGTATAGACACGGAAAACCAAAACAAATGATTGACGTTACAACAAACGGCGACAACTTAACAAATATTCCCGTTGCGTTTTGGATGAAAGATAAATAAAATGGCAATTCAACTAAACCCAGTATTTAAGGAATTATACACTACTAAAAAACGGTATATACTATTAACCGGAGGCCGTGCAAGTAGTAAGTCGTTCAACGTTGCGGCGTTTTTATGCCTTTTAACGTACGAACAAAAGCAAAGGATATTATTTACAAGGTACACGTTAACAAGCGCTGAAACGTCAATTATTCCGGAATTTAGAAAAAAAGTAGAGGGATTAGAGGTTGCGCACCATTTTCAATTAAACAGTTACGAAATAACCAATAAACTAACAAATTCTCAAATTGTTTTTAGTGGTATAAAAGCTAGCAGCGGAATACAAACGGCAAAACTAAAAGGGGTTGACGCGACGTGTTGGGTAAACGACGAATGTGAGGAGTTTACGGACGAAAGTTTATTCGACGACATTGATTTGTCAATTAGAACATTAGACACACAAAACAGAATTATATTAGTTATGAATCCAAGTAATACCGATCATTGGATTTATAAGCGTTGGATAAGGGACAATAATAAAATAGAATATATCGACGGTTACCCTATTGAAATAAGCACACACCCGGACGTTTTACATATACACACTACTTATTTAGATAATCTAAAATATTTAGATAAATCATTTTTAAATACGGTTAACGAAACAAAATTAAAATTTCCTAAAAATTACGGGTTTAAAATTATTGGGCAATGGAACGGAGTTTCGGAGGGTGCGTTATTAAGTAAAAAAGATTTAAAAAGGTACAAAGACGGGAATTATAATTACGATTCTAGTTTGGCGTATATCGACGTGGCCGACGAAGGAACCGACTATACTTGTATGTTTGTGGCAAAAACAATAGGAACAACTATTCATATTGTTGATATAATATTTAGCGACGGAAACACGGATATAACGTTGCCTTTAATTGCCGAATCGTTAAAACGAAATAACGTTAAATATTGCCGAACGGAGGCAAATTCATTAGGGGCAATGTATAATCGAAATTTACAAAAATTAGTCCCAAATACAAATTGTTTACCCGCAACGTCAACAACTCACAAACACACGCGTATAATTATGGACGCTTGTTTCATACAAGAACACTTTTATTTTAAAGAAAATACAACGCCTATGTACGAGGCCGCAATAAATCAAATGTGTTCCTATACTAAAGACGGTAAGGCAAAACACGACGACGCGATTGATTCCGCAACGGGATTAGCTATATTTATACGTGGAATACTAAAACACTTATTTGTTTAACAAAAAACCCGGAACAAAGCCGGGTTAATTGATTGAGTTAAAAAATGGATAAAATTAACTCAATAGCGTTGTATTATTTTGTATAATTTCGTTTGCTTGCGTTGGCGTTATAATGCCGGTATTTAATAAACTGTTAACGTTATTGATGACATTTGTCAGTTTTTCCCCCTCTATTTTTTCGTCAACTTGTAAATACGGTAAATGTGAATAGTCTAATATTAAACGTTTACCCGGTTCGATTTCTAAAAACTTTGTCAGGGCTTGCGTAAATCCGTCCGCGTATGGAACAACCGTGTCGTTATGCGTTTGAACTAAACCATTTTTAAGATTTTCGTAAGTCGAATTAATAAACAAATTTTGGTTAACGCCTAATATATTTAAAATAATTAGGAAATTAGCGTCGATTTGTTCCATTAATAATAAATCCTTTGTCGGGTACGACATAGGCGCCCAAGTAACGGAACCCGTTGTTATATGAATCTTTTTTTGATTGTCCTCAATTCCGTTTTCCTCCCTATAAATTCGTTCGATTTCCGCCTTTTCGTCCGCCGTCATTGGTAACGCTCCCATTGCGTCTTTGTTGCTAGTTGACAAAACACCAATCGCGCCCTTTTCGGAGGATATAACGTTAAGATATTGATAAGCCGCCACCGTATTGGATAACGGGTATTTCATAGCCTTTAATGGGGAATATCCCGCAACGGGGTTGTCTAAATCCGCAATTTTAGACCATAATACAGTACTAACGTCAAATACACGCTTATAACTTAAACCCTCCGTATATTCGTACTCTTTTACAATACCTTTAATATCTAATTGCTCGAAAACTTTTCCCGTTAAAATAGGTTTTATATTTGCCGGCGAAACATTTAACATTGACGACGGGTATTTTTGCAATTTGGACGGCTTATTTTTATAAATAAATTGATTACCGTAAACGATCAATTGCGTTAAATACTGTTTTAAAAACTCGTTTTGAGGTTGTAACGGGTTGGGGTTTTCTAATAACTTTTGCAAATCCTCCGGCAAAGGTTCGATTTGATTTGTTTTAATGTTCTCAATTTTGAAAACGCCGTTACTAAACATTGAGGCCAATTTATCGACAACCGTTCGAAGTTGCGGAATTGTATTATATAAATCGTAAGGCACGGACGTGTCTATATATAATGCCCCTTTGTTAATTTGATAATTTACTTTTGATTCAAAATAATACTTTCTTTGTTGCTTTTTGCCACCAAAAAAACGGTTTACCCATTCCGGGAGGAAATTAATGTCTTGCATTTTTTAATAATTAAAATTTATATTAGTTGCAATAAACGCAAAAATACAATTATTTTTATAATTATTTGCAATATTTACAAATTGTGTTTAAATTTGGCGTATTGTTTTTGCATTTAATAAAAATTAAAATGAATTTAGAATTAAAAAAAGCAAAAGAAAAACCGGACGTTAACATTGAGTTGCTTAATGCGTCAATTAAGACTAAGGAAAAAGCAATTAAAAATAATTCAGTAATTAAAAAGTAAATGACAATTCCGAATTTTGAAAATAAAAGCGATTTGTTTAAATTCCTCAAGGAAAACAAAAGCGCGTTAATTGCTGAAAAAAAATATAACGTTAAACATTCCGATTCAATAGTTTTTAACTATACGGAACCTAACAAAGCGTTTACAACTAAAGAGGAAACCGACACGAATTTAGATCCAAATAAATTAAAAATATCCGTTGTAATTAATACGACTAATTTAATGGATTCGCATTCCGACGTACATATTCCCGGAATTTGGAACAAATCAGTAAACGAGGCGAAAAACTTATACTTATTGCAAGAACACAAAATGCAATTCGACAAAATAATTACGGACAATATTAAACCGTCTGTTAAATTATTTAATTGGGCGGATTTAGGTTTTAATGAATTACAAGGGCAAACGCAAGCGTTGGTTTTTGACGCGGTTATTGATTCGGAACGTAATAAATTTATGTTCGAACAATATTTAAAAGGGTACGTAAAAGAACATAGTGTCGGCATGGCTTATGTTAACCTCTATTTATGCGTTAATAGTGAGGATAAATATTACCGTGAGGAGCGCGAAAATTGGGACAAATATATTAACCAAGTTGCAAACCCGGACAAAGCAAACGAAAACGGGTATTTTTGGGCGGTAACGGAGGCAAAAATAATTGAGGGTTCGGCCGTTGTTAAGGGTTCGAATTATGCAACGCCCGTGTTAACCATTGAACAATCAAAAAACAACGAGGCCGGCAATAACGCCACCTCAAAAAATAACGAGCCGTCAGACGCCGACACTCAAACCAATAAAACAGAATCAATTTATTATTTATTAAACAATTTAAAATTAAAGTAATGACGGAACAAGAAAAAGCAGCAAACGACGCATTAATTGCGAAGTTAAAATCGGAAGTTGAACAATTAATCAACGAAAAAGGATTTGCAAAAAACAACGAAATCGAATCGTTAAAAGGCCAATTAAACGGCGTAAGTAAAAAAGAGGATTTAGAAGCTATTAAATCGGAGGTTATTAGATTAGCCGCTGAATTAACAGAATCTAAAGAGTCAAGAAAATCAAACCCGGTAAATTTCGAGGGTGCGTTAAAAGCAGCAATCGAAGAAAAAGCGGAGGAAATTAAATCGATAATCGCAAACGGAGGCAAACAAAATGCGCCTTTAGTTTTCGAAGTTAAATCTGCGGTTGATATGTCAACGGTTAACACAATCGGAGCGGGAACGACGCAAGTAAGTTTAACAGAGGACACTGGGATTATTTCGGCAATCCGTAAACGTGCGGAAAAATATTTCGCAAACGTTAGCGTTGGATCAATTAGTGGGAACCGCGCAATGTGGATCGAGGAAACAGACGAGCAAGGCGCACCGGTATTTATTGCGGAGGGTTCGGGTAAAACTAAATTGTCGGTATTGTACGTTGAAAAAACGGCAAACGTTCGCAAAATTGCGGTTTACGGAAAAGTAACAACCGAAATGTTAGCGGATTTACCTCAATTAATTTCGTATATCCAAAACAACCTTGTTAAACGTTTAGGCGTTAAAATCGAGGATCAGTTATTAACCGGTGACAATATCGGCGACAACTTAAACGGATTGAAAACAGTTGCAACAGCATTCGATGCAGCGGAGGCGGAAAATACAATCGCATACGCGAACGAATGGGACGTATTAGACGCAATCGCTACGCAAGTGGAAATCGCGAACGGTATTCCAAACGTTGTATTTGTTCATCCTCGTACATTGCAAGCAATGAAAGCCGTAAAAGACCAAGACGGCAGCCCGTTATGGAAAAAATACGTTGACGGAAACGGTGAATTAATCGTTAGCGGTATGAAAGTAGTTTCAACAACAGCGGTAACAGCGGGCGAATTTATCGGTGGCGACGGTTCGGTTGCAAACGTGTTATTCCGTGAGGAGTTAAACGTACAAGTTGGTTTAGACGGAAACGATTTTATTAACAACACGAAAACAATTTTGGTTGAATCTCGTTTAGTACAATTCGTTTCGGCTAATGACGCGCCGGTTATTGTTAAGGGTGACTTTGCAACAGCAAAAGCGGCTTTATTACAAGTATAATATAATTAATCCTCCCGGGTAATTCCGGGAGGTTATATTTAAAGCATGGAAAAACAAAATAAAAAGGCAAAAGCCACCAAAATAAAAGAGGTTAAAACGATTGAAAACGTCGAAGTTAACGAGCTAAAAACGGAATTAATATCCGTTGAGGTTTTAGATTTAGACGATAAAAAAGAGTTTAAAATCATTTTATTGCCAATTTCCGGAATGGTAAAAAAGGAAACCGAAAAAGAGGTTGGGGGGAATATTGCCAAAGTATTAATAAAAAAGGGTTTTGCCCGTTTAAAACAATAAGAAAATGAAAAAATTAATTTTAATTGCATTTTTTGCAATATTTGCGGCTAGCCTTAAAGGGCAAATCGTTTCGACAATGGTTAAGTCAGCGGTGACGTTAACAAACGCGGCAACGGTAACGGCTACATTACAAACTCAATCAGTTTGCGAAAATGTATCAATCCAAGCGGTTGTAACAAAAAGCACGGGAACAGTTGCGGGAACGGTAACGGTTGCGGGTTCTTTGGACGGCGTAAATTACGTGTCTATTCCAACGGCAACGTTTGTATTAACTGACGTTGCAACCCAAAATAAAGTATTTGAATTTACAAATAACGAGTATATGTTTTGGCGTGTTTCGTTTGTTGGTTCGGGAACGCAAGTTGTAACACCAAACGCATTTTTATTTATAAGTGGTTCTACAAATAAACACGCAATAAATAATATGTTAAGTCCATTCAGTGCAGTAAGCGACACAACCGATAACAGCGGAACGTCATTTTTAACTTTTGGAGTTCAACGTTGGTATGATCAAGTAATTATTCAGTCAGTTGTTACAAAAATAAGCGGTACAGCCGCCGGGACGGTTACATTACAAGGTTCTATTGACGGCACTAATTACAGTACAGTAAGTACAAGTTACGCGAACGCAGCAAGTTATACCGTAACAAATACAGCAACTAATACCTATATATTTGAGGTGACGGGTTCGCCTTATAGATATTATCGTTTAAGTTATACCGGTAATGGGACAATGTCATGTTCGCACCGCGGTTACTTAATGCCTAATAAAAAGTAATTTATATTGCGGGTTGGGGAAGTGGTTATCCCGTTTGACTCATTATCAAAAGGCCGGCGGTTCGAACCCGTCACCCGCTACAAAGATTTAAACAATGTCGAAAATAATTAAAACAACCGATTTTGTCGGAATATATGCAATAAGTCAAAACAGTAATTCGACAACTGTTTTGCAATCGTACATTGATAAATACGAAACATTGTATATATATGACTTATTGGGCAAAGAATTAGGGGACTTATTTTTGGCCGACATTTCCCCAGCATATTCAAACCCGGCAACGGCTAAGTATTTAACAATTAACAATTCATTAAGCATTGATTTTATAAATAATGAGGTTAGGAGCAACGGGATAAAAGAAATGTTAATCGGTTTTATTTACTTTGAATATGTACGTAAAAACACGGTTAAAAATACTTTAGTTGGTAACATAATTGCAGCGAACGAAGTTAGCACCCAATCGGATTGGAATAACACAAATATATATTTCAATTACAACGAGGCCGTGAGGACTTACAATTCAATTCAAATATACATTGAACAAAATTTAGGTAATTACCCGGAATATAACGGAAATATTAAAAAATATACTAATTGGGCAATATAAATGTTTAAAAAAATTGACATATATAAACGATTGGAACCCATTGTAAACGCAATGGACAAGGCGGTTATTTGTCAGAGCGTAACCGATAACAGCGACGGAACGTTTACTTTTTTATGCAATTATACAAAATGGTTAACACCCGGCTACGATGTCACAATAGGATTAGAAAATTACACAATAATAGACTTTACGCCAAACGTAAGTTTTACTGTTTCGGGTTCTATTTTACCGACACAATTAACGTTTGATTTATACGCGTTTAAGTTTAAACACGGGACAATTGTAAAAGTTGCGGAGGAATTAACCGCGGAATTGTCGTATAAAAACAAATATCCTTTAATAGTATTACGCGAAATATTAGACGAAAAAATCCATTTAGATGACGTCGATTCCATTGATTCGGACGCGGAGTGTAATTTATTTTTCCTTACGGATTGCGTTTTTGAGAATTGGACGCAAGCGGACGGGGACAATAGAGGATTAAAACCAATGCGCGCGGCGGTTAATGAATTTTTAAAGGCATTATCGCAAGCGTCAACAGTTGGGGAATTGTCAGGATTAGGAACCGTAAAGGGTTTTAATATATTTGGAAATACGGATCAAAACGGCGTAACTCGAAATATATTTAACGACTTTCTTTGCGGCCATACACTTAAAATAAACATACCATTTTTACGCGATTGCGATTGTTGCGACTCTTTGCCAATTGATACACGCCCAGCACCCGGTTACGTTTACGACGTTAACGGTAATTTATTGGCCGTGTTATATTCCAACGAAATATATATTGCGTCCGGTGGCGGCGCGTGTTTACCGGTAACTGTAAAGGATAAAATAACCGGGGCAACAATAACGACAATTGTAAGCGGTGGAGAATATGAAGTCACACAATTACGCGAAATACAAGACACAATAAACAGTAATAAAGTAGAAATAATAAACCCAATAATATAAACAATTAAAAAAAAAGAAAATGATAGATTGCAGTTGTGACATTTCGTTTAGTAATACCGGCCGCGCTAATTGCGTTCCGGTTTTTTCTATTGCCCGTAAAATTATAGTTGTACCAATGTACGATTCAACCGGCGCAAAAAATAAAGTATCGACGGCGTCCGTGTTGACGCATACGACAATTAACGGTTTAATTAACCAAGCCGACCGTTCAAAACGTTGGTACCCGTTGCCAAAGGTTAAAAATGCGAAATTCCCAAAAGGCGAACCGACATACCAAGAATTTGAGGACGGTTCTAAAAAGTTTGTAAAAACGGGAGTTCGTACCGGCGAAATGATGTTTGTAGATTCAGTAACGCCGTCATTTGTTGGAGTGTTAAACGGTGGTAAATGCACGGAATTAGGCGTTTATATCGTTGACAACAAAGGGAATTTATTAGGGTACACGTACGGCGAAACGGGTTCTTTATATCCAGTACCTTTGAATAAGTCAACAATGGACGCAATTTTTGAATTTGCGACCGATGCAACCGTTACAAACTCAATGTTAAAATTTGAGTTTGATGTTGATTTAGAGGACGCGTATTTAAGAATGATTAAAGCGGATTCGATTACCGGTTTAAACTTGTTAAACGTTAACGGTTTAATTGATGTTTATTCAGTTAATACAGCGGTTTCCCAAACAAGTCATAAAACTAAATTATTCTTAGATGAGGGGGATTTAGTGGAACCGATTGCGGTTACCGGTTTAGTAGCTGCCGACTTTGCATTGTTTAACGTAACGGGTTCCGCGGCGGTAACTATTTCGACGTGCGTTGAAAGTCCGGCCGGGACATATACATTTACGTACGCCTCACAAACGTTAACAAATGTGTTAAGAATTACGCCAACTAAAGCGTCTTACGATTTCACAAATGTTATTGCGAACACGCATATTGTAGCATAAAAATAAAAGTTAATTAATATAAAAAGCCCTCCCGGTTGGGTGGGCTTTTTTTAAATTTAGTATTATGAAAATAGGGAATATATCGTTTAATCCGGAGGCCTTAAAAGATTTAACACGTGAGGAATTTTACGAATTAGTAAAAGGAAAAATCGACATTGATAAATCGGAGGCATGGGAAATGTTACAACAAGCAAATGGAAATACTAAAGAAATTAGCGGAAAAAGTAAAAGGGTTAACGGTAAATGATTTAATTCACGAATTAAGCGAATCCCCGGAATTTACGGACTTAATTATTAAATTAAATACAGTTAATCAGTTATATGACAAAGGAATTGACAGCCGCGGGCGGAGTTTGGGGGATTATGCCGCAAACACAATTGAGGGAACAAAGTTATATAAGGGTAAAAAAGAAAAGGGGCAACGGTTCGATCATATTACGTTAAACGACACTGGCGACTTTTACGAATCTTTTAAAATTAATTTGGACTCAAATTCAGATTTCAGCATTGAGGCCGACACAATAAAAGATTCAATAGAAGGGACGATTGATTTATTGGACGCATACGGTGAGGATATTTTAGGACTAACGGACGAAAGTTTAAAAATATTAAGGGAAAAGGCGTTGGAAATTTTAATCCCATACATAAAAAACGTACTTTTGCAATAAAATGTATTATACAACTATTGAGGATTTACCGGTTTACAATTGGAATAAAATAATAGAGGCGCAAAAGTACAATTATATACTTTTAAACCCTTTACAAAAGGATTACAATGAAAACGAATGTAAAAATCAATTTGCGTTAATATACGAAGAATTTATCGACGTGTTCGGAATAAACGAACAACTGAGGGGGATAATTGAATTGCAAAACGAAATTACAATTCACAAAATTGATATTGCGTTGGGTGAAAAAAGTTTGGAAGCATTGTTAAAATTAACAGAAACTAAACTAAAAAAGAAACTAGAAAAAAAAGAAAGTAAAGGGAATTTAACAAAAGTTTATATCGAAAAGTTTTTAGGCTTTAGATTAAACGAAAAAGAGGTTACAGTTTACGAATATTATAATTATATAAAAGCGTTGGAAAATGTCGAAAAAAATAAGTAAAGACGATATAATTGAATCCGGTTTATTTGATGACGCGATCAAAAGCGCGGATTTATTTTTAAATAAGGCGCGTGAATTGGAGTCGCAATTAAAATCTAATTTAGAAATAAGCCGGGAATATTTTTCCAACGCACAAATCGAGGGTTCGAAATCTATAAAAGATTTAAACGCTGAAACTGTAAAGGTAAACGCGACGTTAGCTGAATATGAAAAGACACAATTTGCCGTTTTAGATATTGAAAAAAAGCAAGCCCAACTAAAACAAGAATTGGCAAAGGCGCAAAAAGAGGAATTAAAATTAACGCAAGAACTTGCCAAAGAAGAGGCAAAACGATTAAAACAAACCCAAACGCAAACCGGGGAATATAAAAAATCGTCCGACGCATTACGTGAATTAAAAAAACAATTAAAGGACTTATCGATTGCCGGCAAACAAAACACAAAAGAGTACACGGACTTAAATAAACAGTTTGTCGAATTAGATAAAAAAGTTAGAGCGGCGGACGCTTCCGTTGGGGATTTTCAGCGTAACGTTGGTAATTATCCAAAGCAATTAAAAGAAATGCAAAAGGCTTTAATGGATTTAGAGCCTGGAACCGATGAGTTTATCCGTTTGAGCAAAGAAGCCGGGGAATTAAAGGATAAAATAAACGATTCGAAAGACGCTACAAAAGCATTTGCAGCCGGGGCAAAGACTACGCAAGCAAAAACTATATTCGGACAGGTAACCGCAGATTTAGGGGATTTAGATTTTCAAGGAGCATCCGAAAAGGCGAAAACGTTTGCAAACGTTGTAAAATCTATTTCGTTTACTGAAATAGTAAGCGGTTTAAAAAGTTTCGGGGCGGCAATTTTAGACGTTGGAAAAGCGTTGTTAACAAATCCATTCACAATAATAGCGGCTGCAATATCAGGATTGATTTATATAACTTACGATTTAGTCACAAGTTTCACGTCATTGGCTGAAACGACAAAGACGGTGAACGAAGCTTTGGAGGCTTCGCAAAAAAGAATAGATGAGTTAGGTAAGAGGCAGTTGGATTATTTGTTAAGGATAAAAATAGCGCAAGGACAGTTAACTAAGGAGCAGGGCGAACTTGTTAAGACTGATTTGAAAAATTTAGACGAAAGAAAACAAGCTCAAAAGAAATTTAGTGATGATATTATAAAACTCGCCACCGAGTTGGAGGTCGATTTGAGTGAATTAAAAGGAAAAAGATTTAAGGAGGACGACATAGCCATTACGCTTACCGGGAAAAAAGAACTAGAAAAACGTAAACGATTTAACCGTGAATTAGCAAAAATTGAAAAAAAATATGCAACCGAATATGCGTTATTAATTAAAACTCAATCGTCCGAAATAACCGCAATAAAAACGGAACAGCAAAAGTCAGAATTGGATAAATTAAAAAAACACGAAAAGAAAAAAGTAGGCGTAATTTCCGGCGCAACTATAGAAGCGCAAAATATACAATTAAAAAACATTGAGGAGAAGCAAGACGCCGAATTAGTAGGCTTGGAAAACGAAAAGAAAAACAACGAAAAGTTTTTGGAGGATGTTTTAGCAAATTCAAAAAAGAACGACGAAAAGCGTGCAAAATTAAGGGACGAGGAAATAGATAGGGCGGCGCAAACTAGCGTTAAAATGTTAACCATATTTGAAAACGAACTAAAAGAAAAACAAAGATTAGCGGAGGAGGGATATAATAAAGAGATTGCAGATCGTGAGGCGGCAATCGATATACAAAGACGACTTGCGGAGGCCGGCAAAGCTAATACGTTAGCGTTTGAGGAGGCGGAAAAGGCGCGATTAGAACGCGAACGCGAGGAGGAAAAGAAAAAGGAAATTAAACGACAAAAGGCAATCGCATTTTTTAAGGCATACGCGTCGTATGTCGAAAAGGATCCGAATACAGCATTAACAAACGCAATACGAGATACTGTTTTGGCGGAAACAATCGCGGGCGCATTTTTCGAGGGTTCCGAAAAAATCGAGAACGATTTAAGCCCGGCATTTAATACCGGTAAGGACGATTATTTGGTTAGGGTTGACGGACAAGAACGCGTTTTAACCGGCGAACAAAATAAACTCGTTGGGAATATGTCAAACGACGAACTTGCAAAGTTAGCATTTGCGCACCAAAACGGATTCATTAAAGCCGGGGCAACGCCTGACGTTTTCGCTGAAAACATAAAACAGTCGGCAACCTTAATGCAATTGATAAACGTAACAAAAGAGTTACAAGAAATTAAAAACGTAATTTATAACAAACCGGAAACAAGTTTCGAATTTGATAAATACGGGGACTATATTAAAACCACAATTGAAAAAGGTTTTTTAACACGCGAAAAATTTAAGACACCAAAACCGCGCATATAATGGGAACGAAAATTAATTATTATATAGATAACACAAAATCGAACCCGCCGCAAAATTGGCGCGAAACGTCAATCGAATTAAATTTCGACAAAGATTTGCAACAATTACAAGGGGCGCAAGTGTCAATAACTAATTACGATTTTGTAAATGATATTAACGAACTTATTTTAAAATACATTGACGACGGAACCACAACCGGCCGCGGCGTATTTGAGGGTTTACCGTTTAAAGTAGAAATCGAAAGGGATTCACAAACCGAAACACCATTCGAGGGATATTTAGATATTTCCTCCGGGGATTTTAGCCGTACAAAATCAACAATTAAGGCCGTTGAATCTAATCGAGTGGATTGGCTTAATGAAATTGCGGACTCGTTTACATTTGATTATTTACGATCAATTGGTAAAATTACAGATAATCAATATATTAAAGTCCCTTATATAGTTAGCACGGTGCCTGATTACACACAAACGGCGGTTGGTTTACTTAGTGTTTACGTTTTAGTGGGGGAGTTAAGGACGGCAATAACAACAATCGCGCGTTTAGTTGCCCGTTTAGCGGCTTACTTTGTTTATACTACACTAATAGAATTAATACTTTACATTGTTTATTTAATATTAGTTATTATCGCAATGGTAAAACTATTAAAAACGTTAGTATTAACATTGATACAACCTATTAAATACCATGCCGGTATGTTATGGAAAGATATGTTAAGAATTGGCGCGGAACATTTAGGACTTAATTTTCGTTCCGACGTTTTCGAAACGGAACCGTATTCGAAACTTATTTATATACCGCAAAAATATTACAACCCGACCGACGTTAAAAATGATAAACTAATATTAGGTATTAGCGATCCGGCAATTAAACAAATCGGACATTACAAGGGGACATTTGGCCAATTATTACGGGACGCAAAACTATTAATTAACGGTAAAATAGTTATTGAGGGTAACGACATTTGGTTATTAAGACGCGACAAAACAACGTCGCAACCTCAATATACTTTGCCGCCAATAGACAACAACCGCGCATTTACTTTAAATACTGACGAATTTAATTCGAATTTTTATATTACTTTTCAATTAGATACCGTCGACAAAAATACATACCAAGAATTTACGGGAAATAGTTATCAGTTAATTATACAACCGCAAAGAGTAGTTAACGAGCGTTTAATCCTTATGAAAGGTTTAAAAGAGGTTCGCGTCCCGTTTGCCCGCGCAATAAGAAAAAACAATTTAACAGCCCCGGAAACTGTTTTGGACGCGTTTTTAAAAGGAATAGGGAAAATATTAGGCGCATTAATTAAAGCCGTTAACGCTGTTATTAAAGTCATTAATTTAATCATTAAGTTAATTAACAAAATAATACAATCTTTTAAAACAATAGGAATAAGGATTAAATTTCAATTACCGACAATACCATTAATAACAGCGCCGGACTTTACAAAAATTATATCAAATCGTATTGGAATGATGAAAATAGAATCCGATATAATTAACGTTCCTAAAATCGCAATCGTTGACGTTTCGAGCAATCCAAAACAAACAAAGATAAACGCAAGTAACGCGACGTTAGTAAGCGCAAAATATTTATATGATAATTTTTATAATATAGATTCGTTTTTGCCAAGTTCGGAAAAACCGAACGGGAACCAATTTTTTATAAAACCATTCGAAAAAGTCCCTTTTACTTACGCCGATTATTTGAAAGTAAAGGCAAATAATATTATATTTGCAAATGACGGGAGCGAGGCCGAAGTTTTAAGTTTAAAATGGAACGTACACGAACAAAAGGCGGATTTAAGAATAAAAATAAACAAATTATACACTAACAATTTAACATTTACAGAATATGAGCCAACCGGGGAATAGTGACGTAAACCAATTATTAAACTCGATTAATCAGTTAACAACCGGTATCGACGGCATGATGTCAAATTTAAATAACATTGTTAGTAAATCGGTCGCCTCAATGGGCGACGATGGGCGCGAAAAGTTTATCAATGAATTAAAAAACGCAAAGACTGACGAAAAGATTGAGGAGGTTAAAAAAGAGGTTGAAAATTTACGATCAACTTTAAACATTAAGTTATAATGGCTATAAAAATAAATTCCGTTAATGTTATTGAGACCCTTTACGGGACGTCTGTAAATTGGGCTTTGGCTAACGTTGGCGACGAGGTTGTTGTTGAAACAAATTTCACAGTTAGTACTTACGCAATTGCGAGTACGGATGCGCCGTTTATACTAAACAACAAAGACGGATATTTGCCAATAGGGAGTACGATTTGGATAACGGGAGGTGATTTCAAGGACTTTAGACAAGGCGACACAATACAGATAAGTAATTATACGACGGGAACGTTAACCGGTACGACAACAATTGTCGAAAAGTTATCAGATAACGAAATAAGAATAGCGTCAAACGTTGGTTCGTGGACAGCAAATCAAAGCGGAACGCAAGACGTTATAAGTGTAACGATACCAATTACCGCTGTTTACTATCAATGGAATTTTGTTGAAAATAACGAGGGCGTAACATTTTTAAGTAAAACAGATGGGAGCGAACAAATAGCTGTAAGAACCGGATTAAATGCGGCTGGTGGTGGCACTAACTTACCGATGACTTTGTTAGGCAATTTAGATTACCAATTCGATAGTGTGTTAATTGACGAAAGCTCACTAACAACTACAACAATTTATCAATCGACGTTTGTAATTAAACACCGTACGCGTGTAACGCCTTTAATGTTAGCGGCGCAATGGGACGATTTACTTGCGGGAATAAAGCCGGATTATTTCGAGAATCAAAATTGTTTAAAACATATTATGCGAATTGAGGCGCGATATACCGCCGCCGATCCAAACAGAATACAAGAAATTTTAAAAGAGGATATTTTAGGGAATACGGGTTGGTTTAATGAAAGTTTCAACAGTAATTTAACCAATTATACGTTTGACACATTAAGCTATAATAGTGGCTCGGATAAACTTAAATTAGTAACAAGCGTGCAAACGTTTACTTTTAAAGTTAAAAACCCGACAAATTCCCCGTTCGTTTCCGGTTCGACTAAAGTAAGGATTAATTTAGCAAAGGCACCAAATGACGAAAACGAATATATTGGAAAAAATAGAACATTAAGACAGAATTTTGTTTGGGAATATGCCGACCTGACGGTTGCAACGTCACCGTCCGCGGTTAACGGACAAGCGTTTGGGAACACGAATTTACAATCGTTAAAAAATGTAATTGCAACGCGAAACTCTGCAAGTGAGATAACAATTTCCGGACAAATAGAATTTGGAGCCGGCGCAAAAGCAGTATTTGAGGAATCCGCGGAACCTAGATATATAATATTCGTAAGTATTGGCGACCATACAAAAACCGGATCAGCGGCCGACCGCGTGACTTTATTAATAGATAAAACGCCGTTTTTTTATGCGACGCAATTTCCAACGTTTTTAAAAATAACTAAAAAAGTTATTCCACACTATATAAACACAACAACCGGCGCGTTTTCCACAACTTTACCAATATACGAGGAGGACGAAAGCGTTGGATTTGTGGATTTTGAAGTCCAAGAAACCGCGGAAACAAGCGTTTTAAGTAAACAATTTATTCGAGCCTCCGGCGGAGTTATTGCAGTTAATACAGTAACGGGCGCCTCTTTTATTTTAGAACAAAAGAATTTAAATATAGCCAATACGCCGTATGTCGGAACGTATCAATTAATAGACACAACCGTTAATTTACCGTATCATATACCAACGGCGGAAATAAGAAAACAATTTAAGGTATTAACCGACGACGTAACATTAGGATATTATCAATTAAGATACCCATATTTAAACCGTTGGGAATATTGGCAACAATTACAAGGAGTTAACGCGGCGTTTTTTAATACCAGCGAACCTAACAACGGATTTAACCAAGAATGGATAAGATACACGGCCGGGGATTGGAAAATTGCGTTTGCGTACGAAATTGTTGTTAAAATTGGCGACACTTTAAACAGTTATACGGGTACGGTTGCGTATGATTTAAATCCGCGTAACACCTCCGACGATGTAACGGCAACGTTAAAAACTTATGATCCGGACACACTAACGGAATTAATAGACGGAATCGGAAATCGTTATATATTAGGGTATAAACCGACTTTAGTTGTTGCGGAATTTTTGCAAGGTTGGGGCGCATATTCTAATTTGGGCGCTGTTTTAGGGATTGAGGAGTTTGAGACGGGCGGGGTTTTAGGTAAACGACGTATGTCGTCCGTGTTTGCAAGTGACTCGGACACGTGGTTTATATCGACGTTAGCCAACGGAAAAGCCGAATTAACTTTTGATATTCCACTCGAAACCGCAACGTTAAAAGCGTTAATAGACCATACTCAATTAACAAAACCTCAATATAAAATAACCGGGCGTTTATACGATTCAAACGAGGGATTAAACCCAAATTTAGGTTATTTAATCGACGGAACATTTAAAGTTATAAAAGATAATCCAATCATTGAGGAGCCGGAAGTCGTAACGGATAAATTACTCGATTGTTGTTCTGACTATGTTTGGCGTGTTTTCGGCAAGGCATCAAACCCTAACGACGAACTGAAAAACGACAAATATACTTATATGTTAAATTTCGATAATGATATTGTCGATTCCGGTGCGCCTATTGAAATTTATTTATATCTAAATGGAGGTAAAAAAACAGATTTAACAGACGACACTTATGGCAAATATTACGCTTACGACTTTTTCAGAAATACGGACAATCGTTCGTTTATTGGGTATACTATAAATTGGGGGTTGGTTTTAGCGGAATTTGGCGCAGGAATTTATCAATTGGAAATTGTGGCAACAACGATTTTTGGTTCCGTAATTAGTCAAAAATCGGATTCATTTTGTGTAAAAGAATATTCGGAGGCATTGGCAGACAAAACCGTGAGAATTGAATATTATTTAAACGGAATTATTGGTGATTCAAAATTCGACGAATTAACAACCGATTACGGAACACTTAATTTATATAATTCCCATAGGTTTGACGGATATTTCATGTATCAAAAATCCCGTTACGAAAAGGACTATATAAGATACGAAAACGGATTAGACGAAAAGGTTACCGACGAACAATACCCGGAATATGTTTTAAGTTTGGAACCAATACCGGCGTTTAAACATAACAGACTAAGAACGGATATTTTACAAGCGGACACGGTATTAATTACAGATTATAATACGCGTAATTTTGATAAATATTATCAAAAATCCGTACAAGTTATTTCGGAATATGCGCCCGAAATAATACCTTTGAAAACAAAATGCGCGCCCGTTAAATTGAACTTTAAACCGGGAATAAATAATTTAAAAAGATTTAGGAGTTAATGGCATTAATTAGATCAGTATATGCGAATTTTGCAGCGTTTCCGGGTTCCGGCGTTGCTAACGTTATTTATGTCGATGCGTCAAATGACAATCAATTTTTATGGAATGGCACGACTTACGTAAGTTACGCACCGGAACCAATAGGGGTTTTATTAGGCAATAAACCGGACGCGTGGTTTTCCGCAAATCCGACGTTTGTTTTAGGAAACGGACAAGTGGTTAATTTATCTGACGGCGTGGACGCATTTTCAGAGGCTTATAAAATAGGCGACGGGAAAACAGATTTACAGACGTTAAGTTGGAAAAATGTAAAACCGGATATTGGAGCAATAGAAACCGCAATAAATGACATATTAAGCGAGCAAGGGACGCAAAACACCCGTTTAGACGGTTTAGAAAGTTACACAAAACAAAGTTTGTCAACGGGTTTAATCGACGGCGGAGAAATAACAATTAACGGTTTAGATAATACAAAAGTTGATATTGCGGCATTGACCGCGGTTATTGTTGATTATTGGAGCGATCCGGACGCACCAACGCCGTATTTAATAAACTATCCGGGCGTTACCGGTTTAACCGTAACAAATCGGTTAACGTCGACATTGAGCTATATTTGTATAGATAGAGAACAAAATATTATACAGTACGCAGCGGCGCCAACGGACGCACAACGCCGCGACGTTGTTGTTTTGGCGCAATTAGGACACGCCGCAAATACTAATATTGCAAGCGTAAACCCTTACGTTAGTGTTTTTGCGTCACCGGTTGAACAATTACGCGATTTGTTTTATGAAATTAAACTAATAAACGAGGGTAATTTTATAGTTGCTAACGGGGCAAATTTACAGATAAATAAAACAAACGGTTTTTTATTTGGTTCCGGCATAAACTATTACAACGATGTAAAACAACCTAATAAACGCAATATTCCCGCGCAAACGGCCGCGTCGTTTAGGTATCGAACGCAAACCGGAGGGACAACGGCGCCGGTTAACTTAATTGATCCGACGCAATACGACAACGCCGGAACGATAACGGCTATTTCCGGAGGAGGGAATCAAGCAACAAACCAAAGAGTATTTTTATTTCCTAACGGGAACATTGTAATCCAATACGGACAAACCATTTATAATACTTTACAATTAGCGATACAAGGAGTCCAAAACGAACAATTTAACCAATTTATTAACGTTAGCGAGGCGGCAATACTTATAGGCATTATATCAGTTACTAAAGGTTGTACAGCGTTAAATAATACAACAAACGCCCGTTTTATTCCGGTTACTAAGTTCGGTGAAAATATCGGAGGATCCGCCGGGATAAGCGTTTCAAATTTACAAAACGCGTATGACAACTCAACGGATCCGGAAATTGTAACAGATTCGACACGCGGGGCGGTTACGTTTAAAAGAGGTAGCGCTTTAGATACTGACGATGTTCACGAGATACAAAACGGAGCGGGGGTTAAGAGATTTTCTGTAAATGGAAATGGACGCATTTTCTCTGAGGATTTAACAGCGTTGCGTATAGTTGAAACAGATGCAAGTAAGAATTTAATTAGTGTCGCTAAAAACTCAGGTTATAACTTAGCTTTGGGTACTACTGCGGGAACGGTTTTAGAAGGTAATAGAATAACTCAAACAATTACAAACGGCGTTACTACCTCAGCTCCTAGTGAAGATGCTGTTTTTGATGCTTTGGCTGCTAAGAAAGATACGTTAATTTGGCAAACGACAGCAGGTAACATCAACCCAGCTGATGCAACTACTTACTATTTTATGCACGCATTAACTCCAAACACAACAGCTAGTAACTTTACTGTTAAGTTAGGTTATAATTTTAGAGTTATTGGTGCAAATATTATTGCAGCGAACTCAGGAACAACTGGAAGTGCAGAAGATAGCACAATTAATTTAAGGAATATAACAGCCGCAACAAGCTCATTGATTAGTAATAGTGTTAAGACAAATACTGCAACAACAGCTATTTTAAACAATACAGCTACGGGATTAAATATAACTGGCAGCGCAACAGATGATATTTGCATTGAATGGATAACACCAACATGGGCAACTAATCCAACAAGTGTAAATATGAGTGTTCGTTTAATTATAGAAAAAACAAGCTAATGAAAACATACGAGATAAAACATGAGCCTATAAATATTAATGGCGAAATAATAGATAAATATAATATCTACTATTATGAAGATGATACTTTAATAACTAAAGAGTATCATTCAACAGATGGGATTAATGGTGAAATTAAACAAGGATTTGTAAAAAAATAAACATGAAAATAATATCAACTAAAATAGAAATATTAAGGTAAAAAAAATAAAATAATTATATTTGCAAAAACGTTATAAATGGCCTTTGAATTTGATAAAATAACCTTTAATTTAAAAGATTTAATTCTTATAATTGGTGTTGTTTCAATATATTATGATTTCAAAGCCGAACAAAAAGAGAATTATAACGAGCTAAAAATCGAAATGCGTCAAATCGTTGCGGAGTCTAAAATCCAAGAATTAAAAATAAATACAAGAATAGACGAAATTAAAAACTCGCAATTTAAAAAAGACACACAAAAACAAGCTAATAATAATTTTACAAAACCGGAGTTAATTGTAAGTTGTACGGATAAAAATATAAGGTTAAAAAAGAAAAAATTATTTAAATACTCTTTAATATGACGGTTAAAACTATCATTGAAAAATACGGCGAACCCGGAGCGGTTAAAAATTTAACAACTTTATACACACCATATCCGTTAGTTATAGCGTGGGATAAAAGTAAAACAGTTAATCGTTTTCAAATTCATAAACTAGCCGCACCTAGTATGACAAAGATTATGAATGAGTTATTAACCACTTATGGTTTAGGCGAAATTAACAGATTAGGCATTAATTTATTCGGAGGTGCTTATAATAACAGACCTATGAGAGGTACTGAGGAGCGATATAACGCTCTAATAAAAGCCGGGCGCAAAGAAGATGCTTGTCAATTTTTATCCACTCATGCGTGGGGGTTGGCTATTGATTTATACCCTGAAAAGAACCCATTGAAAGCAACAAGTAAAACAGCTACTTTTGCAAAACCTGAATATAAAGCAATGATTGATATTTTTTACAAACATGGTTGGTATTCATTAGGACGTGAGAAAGGATTTGATTTTATGCATTACCAATTCATTAAACCTTAAATATATTTGTATATGCATTTACGAAATATTATATTTGCATTATGGAATATAAAAACACGGGTTATTTTATAACAAAAGATGGTATAGTAACAAATAAACACGGTAAAGTATTAAAACAGTATAAAAATGATTTATTTAAATATTATTGTACAATAATAAGAATAAATAAAAAACAAAAAAACATTTATATACATAGAATTTTAGCGGAAACCTATATAGATAATCCCGAAAATAAACCATATATAAATCATATTAATGGAATTAAAACCGATAATAGAGTTGAAAATTTAGAATGGGTTACTAGGTCTGAAAACGCAAAACACGCTTACGATTTAGGATTAAACACATATAAGGCATCATATTATAAAGGAAAATTTGGAAAAGAACATAATAGAAGTAAAGCAATTATTCATATAAATAGTAATAAAATATATTACTCTATTAGTGAGGCAGCAAGGGAGTTAAAAAAACCAATATCAACGATACATTATAATATCGGAAAAAAATTTGAATATATAAAACCATAAAAAATAAATATAATGATTAATTACACAAATTTAGCCTTGTTTGGCCTCGGGTTACTGGGTATCATATTACATAACTTAGTACAATTAAATAAAATAAATCGTTCTCAAAATGGGAACGTTAATTTATTTCAGTATTTCAAAATGGAAATTTATTCCATACTTATAAACGTTATTGTTTTGGTTTGCGCGTTGATCGCAAAGCATGAAATAAAACAATTGGAGGAGGCGTCAAAATGGTTGGGATTGTCGTTTGTTACAATAGGTTACGCCGGACAATCTATTCTTATTTTTGTAATGGGAAAAACTGAAAAAAAAATTAACGATAATAACCAATAATTAAAAAATAAATATTACTTTTGTTTATAGTTCTTTGTGTGAGTAGTTAAGTTTTTAAAGCTAAAAAAGCCTCGTTAATTCGGGGCTTTTTTGGTTATATGATTTTTCCGGTTAAATACCCAAGCGCGAAACCAAGCCCGCCGCCTTTAAACAGATTAAAAAACGCCTTTCTTTTTTCCTTTTTAACTTGTTTTTCCAAGTCTTTTATATTGGCCTTGTTAGTACTATCAATTAACATATAATTGTTTATTTGTTCCTTATAAGCCGAAATTAAGGCGTTGTTTGCACTATCTTTTAAAACGTGTAAAGAATCTTTTTCCGTATATTCCGCAACAATTAAATTACAATTGTTATTTATTGAGTCGAATTTATTTATTAAAACATTAAGATACGGCGAACACGTGTCCGGGGCTGTTTTAATTAATCGACTGTAATAATTCTTTAATCCGTTTAGATCCTTTTTATATTTCTGTTTTAAGCTATCAATAAAAAGGGATTGTTTCAAAATAATTAAGTTAATAGAATCTAAGCTAACAGTCGATTGTTTTATTTTGTGGTCAGTTTTAACAATGTTAGGTTCGATTTTATCCGGCTTTTTAGGCTCCGAAAAATCGAGGTTTAAAGCAAAAATAAACAATGCAATAAAAAATAAAAGTAATAACAATTGTATTACTAAATCCGGGTTTTTTTCGTCAAATTTAAATTTCATAGTACAAAATTACAAAACAAATTAAACTTAAATGTTAAAAACGTTAAATATTATATAAATATTTTTGTAATTAAAATATTATATATATCTTTACGTAAACTTTAAAACTTAACAAAATGACAAAAAAAACAAACCCAACAAACCATTTAAAAAACAAGTTTACCGAATTAGTCGGTATTGATTTAAGCCACGGCGTAACCTTATTACGCGCTGTTAAAAACCATTATTCACGACCTTTTAATCATTTCACTGTTAAATCCTTATTAAAATGAAAAAAGAAATTTTAGAAAACGGAATCGCAAAAACAATCGATTCAAAAACGCGCAATTTTAACAATATGATTTTTATAACGTTTATTTCCTCCCTTACGGCGTTTATTTGTCTTATTGTGTTATTTCACACCAACAACGAAAAAGAGGCGTTAAAATACCAAGTAAGCCAAAGGGACGCAATTATTGCGGAACAAAAAGCAACAATTAACGAATTAACTTTTGATAATTTTAACCTTGTAAACAGTATAAAATAATGGACGAAATAGTATTAAAATTAATAATCGACGGTTTAGATATTTACGGAATAAACCCGGAGGCCAAAGAAAGTTTTAAACGTATGATTAAAAACTACGGGGATTTAAAATATAATGAGGGATTTTTAGCGGCCGAAGTAAAGAGTTTAACACAACCTCCAAAAAACCTAATTAATGGAAAAGGATAAATACCAAAAAAACAAACCATTAACAACGTGTTACGATTGTAATGGAAACGGACAAATTGTCGAATGGGACGAGGACGACGAGCCGTTCCCGGTTACGTGTCCGACGTGCAAAGGTTCCGGAAAATTAGAATTAGAGGACGACGATTTAATTGATTGGTAAAAAAATATAAAAACTTAAAAACTTATAATATGATAACAGACGTCGACAGTAGAAATTTAGCTTTGTTGGAAAAACAAGCCGCGGAAAAAGGTTCCGGGAGCGTGGAATTTACGCAAATGATGACACTAACAAAAAAACTACTAAACAAGCCCTTTGTTTTATTAGATCTAAAAGAATCCGAAAAAGAATTTTTAATAAAAATGGAGGAATTACGATCCAAAGGTAAAACGATAAACGAGGCGGCGGCTATATTAGGTGTGTCCGGGAACAAATTTTATAAAGTAATCAACAAAACAGAAAAATAAAAAAACATGGAAACAACAAGAAAAACAGAAAACGCGGAACAATTAGACAAAACAATTAACGTTTTAATTGATTTTGACACACACGCCGAATTAATGTCCGATTTAAACAAAAAACGCAAGTTAGGAACAATTAAGGGCGTGAATAACAAACGTATTTACGGCGTTATGATTGAGGAACGATTTAAGCTTGACAAAGCGTTAAAACGTAAAAAAATGACGTTTGCGGAATTATTATCATTTTTAAATAAAGTATAAAATATTTTTGTTACTAAAATATTTAATGCTATATTTGCAACAACTTTAAAAACTTAACTAAAAATGGAAAAACAAGAATTGCCAACAATTGCCGAATTGACTAATGATTTAGACATGGCATGGAAAAACGACAACTTTAATTTTTTGCTAAACCAAAATCCGCCTGAAAAATGGGTAAAAAAACACCCTTATATTAAGGATTATAACTATGTTCCTATTGATAAGGTTGAGTATTTGCTCAAAAAATTATTTAAGCTTTACAAAATTGAGGTTTTAAAAACCGGAATGTTACTAAATGCTATCGAGGTTACTGTAAGAGTTCACTATCTGCACCCGGTAACTAATGAATGGATGTATCATGACGGTGTAGGAGCGCAAGAATTACAAACTCAAAAAGACACTGGAAACCTTAAACTAGATATGAGTAATATCAATAGAGGTGCTGTAACTATGGCTTTACCTATTGCAAAATCAGTAGCAATTAAAGATGCAGCCGACCATTTAGGCAAGTTATTTGGTTCTGACTTGAATCGAAAAGATACGCTAAACTATTCAGTTGATAAATCTTTGAATAAAGATGAAATGCTAACTGAATTAAAAGAGTTATTTGAGCTGAAAAAAGATAGTTTACAACCAAGTGAGGTGGTGAATTTTGAAAGGATAATTAACAGCAAAGAAACACGTAGTTACAAAAAAGCAATAAATTTTTTAGCATCATTATAAAAAAAATAAAATGAAAGTAACAGAAAATTATAGACGAATAGGCAACTTTACAAGTTCAGAAATTTGGAAACTCACAAAAGAGGGGCGTAAAGCAGGGGAATTTGGCGCACCAGCGTTAACTTATATTAAGGAAAAAAGATTTGAGCGCAAGTTAAAACGTTCTATAAACACGGAGGCAACCTCCCGCCCGATCATTTGGGGCAAATTTTTAGAGTCCCGCGTCCATTCCTTGTTAAGTTTATCATATAAATATGTATTTGATGAAACAATTAAACACCCTAATTTTGATTATTGGGGCGGTTCCCCGGACTTAATTAACGACGAGGAAAATTTAGTCGCGGACATTAAATGTCCGCAACCTAAAGCGTTTTGTGAGTTAATCGAAAGTTGTAACGAGGGAAAAGAAAGTTTAAAAGAAAACAGCCCGGAATATTTTTTCCAATTAGTAAGCAACGCAATTTTAACAAATAAAAAGTTTGCGGAATTAATCGTTTATATGCCTTACGAATCGGAATTGGAGGAAATAAGGGAGGAGGCCGCAACAATTGACACCGACGAACCGTGGAAATACCGTTTTATTGCGGAGGTTGACAAATCCGAATTGGCATATTTACCGGACAACTCGGAATATAAAAACTTAAACGTTTTTCGTTTTGAAGTAACGGAGGAGGATAAACAGTTTTTAACCGATAAAGTAATTAAGGCAAACCAATTAATTAATTTATAATATGTATTTATTTATAGACACCGAAACAACCGGAACACCAAAAAATTATAATGCAAGTTATACAGATGTTCAAAATTGGCCGCGCATTACTCAATTAGCGTGGCAATTATACAATAAAGATTTTAAACTTGTTAAGTCTTTTAATTCTTTAATAATCCCCGACGGTTGGAAAATACCGTCGGAGGAGGAATTAATCCAACAAGGCGCAAAAAATCCCCGTTTTTTTATCGATAACAATATGTCAACGGAACGTTGTTTAAACGAGGGGCGCGAATTAAAAGGGGTTTTAATTAACCTAATTAAAGAAATAAACGACGCTAATTTTTTAATCGCACACAATATCGGATTCGACGCTCCGGTTTTAGCGTGCGAAATTTACCGTTTAGGATTGGAGGTTAAAAACAAACCCGTTAAGATTTGCACAATGAAAACAACAACCGACATTTTGCAGTTGCCCGGACAATTTGGGTTTAAATACCCGACGTTAACGGAATTACATAAGTATTTATTTAATGAGGATTTTTCCGGAGCGCATGACGCACAAAATGACGTCGAAATTTGCGCTAAATGTTTTTTTGAATTACTTAAAAAAGAATTAATTAAAATCGTATAAAATGATAATAACAGAAAATAAAAAAATCGTAACAATGCAAATGTTAAAACAAAACAATCTTTTTAAAAACGATTTAATTGGCGTTCCGATTGATCCTAAAAATATTAATATTGGCGTAAATTGGAAACATATTTTAAAAATGAATAAAAAAGATTTTAATAATTTAGAAAAATATTTTATTATAAACTGTAAATAAATGAATTTAAAGACTAAACACAAAGCAAACAGCGAATATTTAGCAACGACAAAGGACAAAAAACCGTTACTTTGCAAAGATCCAATTAATAAAGGTTATTTTGTAAGTATATTTTTTTCACCGGAATATGTTAAAAAATTAGGATTTATCGTTCTTAAATAATTATATTTGTAAAACTATTCGGATTGTGCGATCCGTATTTTAATAAAAAACATTTTTAAAACCATTGCCGGAGGCGCGCACACGCTGACGGCGTGGTTTTTTTTATTTAAAGTTATTGGTTTCCTTAAAACCATTATTATTATGGAAAAAACAAAAACAATTTTTTTACCGTCAGACAACGCGGACAAAGATTTCGAGTTGCAATGTTATGTAAATCAGTTTAATGAAATATACATGACAATTTATAATAAAAACGACGAATTTATGTTCGGTTTTATTTCATTAGATTTAAAAACAGCTATTAAATTTAGTAAACACTTAAGAAAAGAAATAGCAAAAGTAATACAAGAAAGCGAGGTTAACAATGACTAAATTAGGCTTTACATGGTACCCAAAAGATTGGGGAAATTCAGAAAATGTATTTGAATTAAATTTAAGCGAACGAGGTTTATATCGCGAATTTATCGATTTAGCAATGTTAAACGATAATAAAACAGAAATTAAAAAAGACGTTTGGAGTCGTAAATTTTGCGTCACAATTGAGGATTTGGATTTCATTTTAAATAAATTGATTGCATTAAATTTAATTGAATTTAGGGACAATATTTTATTTATTCCAAGTTGCGAAAGTCGTTTAAAATTAGTGCGCGGAGGCCGTAACGGCGGTAAAAAAAGTAAGCCTAATATAAAGCCTAACGGTAAGCCTATATTAAAGCCTTTTGAAAGCCTTGACGAAAAAATTGTAAAGCCTATACCGAACCAAAGAGAAACTAAAAGAGAAAGAGAAAGTAAAAATAAAAAGGAAATTAAAATCCCCGAATTTGAGGAATTTAAAATTTATGCTTTAACTAAAAAACAAAACGTATGTTTGGAATCTTTAAAATTAAAATACGATAGTTGGTTCGCGAACGGTTGGAAAAACGGAAACGATAAAAAAATTGTAAATTGGCAATCGACATTATTAAATACTTTGCCTTACATAAAAACAAAAGACACGCAACAACAAACAACAAATTATACTTTAAAATTGGGAAAACATGAAACCGGGTAAAAAAATAACAGAAATTCAAAAAATGCCACCAAATGACATTGAGATTGAGGAGGCCGTTTTAGGTTGTCTAATATTGGAATCTGAATCGATTTATATTATAAATTCAATATTGAAACCCGAACACTTTTACAAAGAGGCCAACGAGCAAATTTATAAAGCTATTTTAAACCTATTAAATGAAAAGTCGCCAATTGATATTTTAACAATTTGTAAACGATTGCAAAAAATGGACGTTTTGGATATTGTCGGCGGTTCGTATTATGTTAGTTCGTTAACAAATCGCATTGCGTCGGCTGTTAATATAGAGTATTATTCCCGAATTTTAGTACAAAAGTATATCGCGCGCGAAATAATTGTTTTAACCTCAAATATAACAGTTAGGGCATACCGGGAGGACGAGGATATTTTCGAACTAATCGACGAAGTAAAAAACAAATTAAATATAATTGAAAAGGATTTAGCGGAGGACAAAGATTTTAAAACCATTGCGGCAATAGGGGACGAATTTTTGGAGGACATAGAAAAGAAAAGGCAAGGATTGCACCCGGACGGCGTCGAAAGTGGTTTAAAAGATATTAAATTTACTAATTCCGATTCGATAATAGTTGCCGCCCGTCCCGGAATGGGGAAAACGGCGTTTGTATTGCGTTGTCTACGTGAGTGTATTAAAAACAACAACCCCGCCGCAATATTTTCAATTGAAATGTCAGCAAAACAATTATTAACACGTATCGCGTCGGCGGAATGCGAAATTGATTCCGAACGATTAAAAAACGGCGAATTAAACAACTCGGATGTTAACGACTTATATAAGCGAATAAACGAGTTAAAAAGTTCGAAATTATATATTGACGATACCGCCGGAATTGATATTGAGCGCCTTTGTTCAAAAGCCCGTAAACTTAAAAGGGACTTTAACATTGAATTATTAGTCATTGATTATATTGGATTAATCAATACAAAAGAGTACGCCGGGCAAAAGGTTAACCAAGTCGGATATATTAGCCGTAAAATAAAACAATTAGCAAAGGAATTAAATATCCCAATCATATCTTTGTCCCAATTATCTCGAAAAGTTGACGAAAGGCCAATCGAAAAACGTATGCCTGAATTATCGGATTTACGGGATTCCGGGGACATTGAACAAGACGCCGACGAGGTTTATTTCCTATTTAGACCACAATATTACGGAGCCGACACGCTATTAATAGACGGTCAAGAATTAGACGTCCGCGGCAAAGCATTAATTAAAAAGTCTAAAAATAGACACGGCGCAATTTTTACGAATATGTATAAATTTATTGGAAAATATACAGATTTTAGAAATGAAAACGAAACACCGGAACAATTGCCACCAATTCAAAATAATACTAACTTTTTAAATGATTTTTAAAAAATGGATATAGATTTAATCGCTGACAATCTTATTAAAATAAGAAAAAAACACAAATTAAAACGTTCGGATTTAGGTAAATTAATTAATTACGCGCAAAGTTCCGTTTGGAATTACGAAAACAAAGTTTGTGAGCCTAAACTATGCTATATTTATCGAATATCAAAACAGTTTAATATTTCAATTGACGACATTTTAAATAAAAAATTATGAAAATAAAAATAAAAAAATGTAAAGTTTGCGCCGAACCATTTTATCAAACATATAGCACGTTGCAAATTACGTGTTCGGTTAAATGCGCCCTTGTTTTTAACTCCGAAAAAGAGGTTAAAAAAAGAGTTAAGGAAATGAAAATTGAATCGCAAAAATTATCAGATTTGGAAAAAGTGGCGCGGACTATATTTCAAAAGTATATCCGGGAGCGCGATAAAAAAGAACCTTGTTTAAGTTGCGGAACCAAACAAACTAAACAATGGGACGGATCGCACTTATTCAGCGCGGAACAATATTCAGGGGTTATATTTCACGAATTAAATGTAAATAAGTGTTGTTGTTACTGCAACCGCAATTTGCACGGAAATCTGTTAGAATATAAGGAAAATTTTATAAAAAAATACGGGGAAAACGCCTATACAACACTAAAAGATGAGGCCAACAAAACACGTTTATACAAATATTCACGCGCTGAATTAATAGACATTGCGAATAAGTACAAAGGAAAATTAAAAGAAATGTTAAATAATTAGATTTTGTTTGCGAATTCAAAAATTATGTTTAAATTTGCGTATAACGTGTTGTGGCTTGGCGAAGTTGCAAAATGTGCGTTGGCATTGAGCGTTGGCTTTGCAATTTTCGCCAAACCACTGTTATCAGCAATTCTTTATTAATCAAATTATAAAAAAAATATGAGTACATTAAAATTAACATTAAACAAAAAATGGTTTGACCTTATCGAGCAAGGCATTAAAACCGAAGAGTATCGAGAAATTAAAGATTACTGGGTTAAAAGAATAGTTGATAAGGTTGTAGATACTGAAACAACTACAAAGGTTTACTTTAAACACTTCACAAAAATTGAATTTACAAATGGCTACAATAAAAATAGTCCGCAAATAACAATGGAATGTCTAGGGATTGATACGGGGACAGGAAATACAGAATGGGGTGCTATACCTAATGAAACATATTTTATTATCAAATTAGGTCGTGAGGTTGGTCGGAAGAATTGCAGGTAACGGTTTGCAGCTTTGCGAAGGTGGGGATTAGAAAGATAAAAGTTTGTTAAACCAAAAATGTTAATTAGATGCAGAAAAGTTTGTTTATAGATGAAAGCCCCACTTTTGCAAAGGTGCTGTTACCTGCTGGCACGGGTAATTTACTGGAACTTTTTGCAGGGAGTAGAAGCGTAGGAAAGGTTGGTGAAGAATTAGGAATGAAAGTTTTTAGTGTGGATTGGCAAATGTTTGAAGGGATTGATTTGGCTATTGATATTGGCGAAATGAAAAAAGAAGATGTACCTTTTATACCTGATGTTGTGTGGGCTTCACCTGATTGCACTACATACACTATTGCAGCGATAAGCACACACAGAAACGGAACAGAGCCAAAGAGTGATTATGCTAAAAAATGCGATCAGGTGAATAGGCATTTTATTGAACTGATAAACGAGTGGGAAAGGATAAACCCTAATATGGTTTACTTTATTGAGAACCCACGAGGGATGCTAAGAAAAATGCCGTTTATGCAGGAATTAAAAAGGCACACAATATGGTATTGCCAATATGGAGATGATAGAGCAAAGCCCACAGATATTTGGACTAATAGCCAAACCTGGAAGCCGAGAAACATTTGCCACAATGGAAATAAAAACTGCCATCACCAACCTGCACCGAGAGGAAGCAAGACAGGAACGCAGGGGCGAAAAGGTAGTT